GCGCAGCAGCAGGATTTCCCGCTTGGGACGCTTCGCGATCGATTGCCCCCGGATCAAAAGGCCGCGCCGGATCCTACGCCGCAGCCGGAACCGGCGACGCCCGCCCCGACCGATCCAGCAGCAGAAGCAATGCGGCAGTTGCAAGCCGAAGTCTGGGCGCACAAGGCGCTGAACGCTATTCGAGAGGACGTCAATGCTTGACCCGGTAGAGTTCGGAAAGGCAGTTGGCGCGATCATTCGCGATGCGACATCGCCACTCTTGAAGCGAATCGAAGAACTCGAATCGCGGCAGTTGGAGCGCGGCGAGCCGGGCCCCAAGGGTGACGTTGGCGAACGCGGTATCGATGGTTCTGCGGGCGTAGCTGGTCCGCAGGGAGAGCCAGGCCCGCAAGGTCCGCAGGGTGATCGCGGCAAGGATGCCGATCCCATCGACCTTGCTGATGTCGCTCGCGAGCTGGCGACGCTGCCGGAAATCAAGACAGTTCTGGACCTACTCACGGCCGAAGCGGTCGCGAAGCACTTCCAGGCCAATCCCGTGCGAGATGGAAAGGACGGTGCTGCAGGAATCAATGGCAAGGACGGCGCGCAGGGTCCGCAGGGCGAGCGAGGAATCGACGGCGCAGTCGGCAAGGACGGCGCCGGCATCGCGGAACTCCTGATTGATCGCGACGGCTGCCTCGTTGCCACGATGACCGACGGTCGCATGAAGTCGCTCGGCACCGTGATTGGCCGCGATGGTGCGCCCGGCAAGGATGGCGCCGACTTCACCGAATGTGAGATCGAATACGACGGCGAACGCACGATCACGGTTCGCGGCAAGGGCGGCGCGATCGTCAAGACGGTTCCGATCCCGCTCGATCGCGGCTACTGGTCCGAGGGCAAGTCGGCGGATCGGGCAGACGTCATGACGCACAATGGGTGCGCATGGATCGCCCTGCGCGACACGAAGTCGAAGCCGTGCCTTGAGAACCGCGAGGACTGGCGCATGCTCGCCCGCAAGGGCCGCGATGGCGCCGATGGGCGGAACGGCCGCGACCTTGGACCAGCGCCGGCGGTCAAGTTGAAGGACCCCGGCGATGCTTGAGCTCGTCACGCGTGAGGAGGCCGTCGCCCATCTCCGCATCGACGGTGCTGCGGATAATGACTGGCTCGCCATCCTCATCCCCGCCATTTCCGAAGCGGTCGCCGGATGGCTGAAGGACTCGTGGCGCCTGTACGTTCCGGAGACTGACGGCGATGGCGTCGTCGTGGTCGATTCTTCCGGCGATCCGGTCCCGCTGGAGGATTCCAACGGCTACGTTGTTCGACCGGCCGTGAAAGCCGCGGTTCTAATTGAGCTTTCTTCTCAGTACCGATATAGGGAAGGCGAGGGAGAGAACGGCACACCGACCGGAGATCTTTATAGCGGTCGTTATGGATATACGCTTTGTCGGGTATCCACCAGCCTGCTCAATTCTCTTAGAAAGACCACGATCGCCTAATGTCCAACGTAGCCGCCGGCCGCCTTCGTCACCGCATCCGGATTGACGAGCGCGTGACGCACGTCAACTCCTCCGGCGAGCAGGACGTGGCGTGGGAAGAGTTCGCTACGGTATGGGCCGCGATCGAGCCGCTTAGCGCACGTGAGATGCTGATCGCCGATCAGACGCAGTCCAAGGTTTCGGGGCGCATCGTGATCCGCTCGCGAGATGGCGTAAAGGCCTCGATGCGCGCAGTTCATGGCACGACGATCTACAACATCGAGGGCGTTATCCGCGACCCGGAATCGGGGTTGGAATGGATGACGCTTTCGGTTTCAACGGGCGTGAATGAAGGCTAGGGCCTATCTAAACCTTCGCTACACCGTCCCCGAGCGGCGCGCGGTATTCACGGAAGGATTGCAGCGAGTAGGTTTCGAGGTTGTGCATGGCCTGACGCGCGAGCCGCGCGAGGGCGACATCCTCGTCACCTGGAATCGGATCCACGAGGGCGATGCCTGCGCGCGCGAGTTCGAGCGCCGCGGTAATGCGGTCCTCGTGACCGAAAACGCCACATGGGGGAACGAGTTCGCCGGCGAACGCTGGTATACCTTGGCGCGGAGCTATCACAACCTAAGTGGCACATTCCCAATTGGCGGTAACGAGCGGTGGGACTCGCTGGGCGTCGAGCTGTCGCCATGGCGCGAGGGAGGCGAGACAGTCGTTTTGCCGAGTCGAGGAATCGGCCCCGTTGCCCATCGGATGCCGCGCGATTGGGCATCGCGGCAGGTTGGACGAGTCCGGTCGCATCCGGGTACGGGGCAGGCGAAACGGCTCTGCGAAGACCTCGCCGAGTGCGGCCGGGTGGTTACGTGGGGCTCCGGGGCGGCAGTTAAGGCGCTGATGCTGGGCATCCGCGTCGAGTCGCATATGCCGAACTGGATTGCGGAACAGGACAACACGGACGCCGGCCGACTCGCGATGTTCCGCAGGTTGGCGCATGCGCAATGGCGCCTTGACGAAATCAGAAAGGGCAAACCGTTTGCATGGCTCTTAGGGTCGCATGCCTGACCCATCCGGGGCAGAAGCGTTACAAGCTGGTCGCGGAGGCAATGGCGGCCGGAATCGCTCGATGCGGTGACGTTCCCTACCTGCATTCTGTATCCGGTCCAAAGATGCAATTGGCTGACGTGGCCGTCTGCTACGGCTGGAAGAAGCGCGCCCAGTACATCGGATATCCGAAGTTCGTCTATGCGGACCTTGGGTTCTGGCATCGGGACACGCATTACCGGCTCGTCGTAGGCGGATGGAGTCCTGAGCGATACGTCTGCGCGGGGCTTCCTGCGTCGCGCCTGGCGAAGCTCGGGATCGACGTGAAGCCGTGGAAAGAGGGCGGCGACACGATCGTCATTGCGGGGTCGACCGGCAAGTCATGCGTTGAGCATGGGATTGCCTATCGATCGTGGGAAATGCGCGCTGCTGAATCCCTGCGCGACTGCGGTAAACGCATCGTATACAGACCCAAGCCGACGGATCCATTCAAGGCTCCGTTGCCGGGCGTCGAATACGACGAATCGCCGATTGAGGAATCTCTGGCGCGGGCTTGCGGATTGGTCACGCACCATTCCAATGCTGCAGTTCTGGCGCTTGCCGCCGGCATTCCGATCCATTGCGAGGTAGGCGCAGCAGCGGCCTTCAGCGTGCCGATGTCGGAAATTGCACAAGCGCCGCGTCTGGAGGGCAGGGAGCAGTTCTTGGCCGACGTCGCATGGCTGAATTGGTCGCTGGACGAGATGCGCGCAGGCGAGGCGTGGGCTCATATGAAGGAGCGAGGATTGCTGTGCTGACTTTCGATGCCGTGACCACCTATGCAGATTCGCATTGGGAGTCGCACGCAAAGCGTTGCGTCGAGACGTTCCGCGAGTTCTGGGCTGGTATCCAGTTGCGGACTCTGACCGACGCACAGCTAGAACTTAGGTCGGAATGGCTGCCTGAGTTCAAGCAGCGCCACCGCCACCGGCCGACCCACAACTACCGATTCGACGCGGTTCGCTTCGCGCACAAGGTTGCCGCTATCGAGATGGCGTTTCGGATGGGCGATGCAGACGTTCTGATCTGGATCGACGCCGATTGCGTGACGCATGCGCCGGTTGATCGCGAATGGCTTTCCAATCTGCTCGGCGATGCGGACTTGGGTTATCTGCGCCGCTCGACGAAATATCCGGAATGCGGTTTCGTGATGATCCGCCGCTCCCAAGCCGGAGCGGAGCTGGTCAAGGCAATGGTCCGCCTGTATCAGACCGATCGCCTGTTCGATCTTCCGGAATGGCACGACTGCATGGCTCTGGATCATGCGCGGCAGACGCTCGGTACGCGCTGGACGTCTTTGTCTGGTGACGCCGAGGCGACCGGACATCCGCTGGTCAATGGCCCTCTGGGCGCGCGCCTGGATCATCTCAAGGGCAAGCGCAAGGCCGCCGGAAAGTCGCTTCGGTCGGATTTGAAGCGCGAGCGTTCGGAGGCGTACTGGAATGGCTAAGCAACTGACCGATTCCATGCAACTGGTCAAGGGCTTGGCGATGCCGGCCTTCGACGAGTTTATGGTCAAGATTGTTCCGGACGATGGGCGATATCAGCACGAGAACTTGATGGCCGCGGTAGCGCGCTGCAAACAGCGCCGGACGGTCATTGACGGCGGCGCGCACGTCGGCATGTGGTCGCGCACATTCGCCGGCCTGTTCGATCGCGTGATCGCCTTCGAGCCGTCCCCCGACACGTACGAATGCCTGCTCTACAACATCGACGCGGCGAACGTGGAATGCCGCAACCAGGCACTTGGCGCCGCGCCCGGCAAGATTCACATGACGCTGAAGGGCTTTGAGGGGACGCTCAGGGAAAAGAACTCGGGCGCGCGCTATGTCGCCGAGGGCGGAAACATCGAACGCATCACCGTCGACTCGCTCGGCCTGCAGGATTTGGACCTGCTGAAGATGGATATCGAGGGGAGCGAGGTCGAGGCCTTGGAGGGCGCTCGCGAGACCCTTCTGCGCTGCCGGCCGGTCGTCCTGTTCGAGGGAAAGAAAGAGTGGATGCGGCGCGGCTTCAAAGAGGACGCCCCGCAACGATTCCTTGCGGCGCTGGGCGCTGAAAAGTTCGAGCGCGTCGGCATTGACGAGATTTGGGGCTGGCGCGAATGATCGAGCTATTCGCAGGCTGGGACGCGAGAGAGGAGGCCGGGTTTCACGTTTTCTGCCGCAGCGTGCTTGCGCGCGCCTCGGTGCCGGTGCGCATCACGCCAGTCGGAGCATTCGGAGGCCCGCAGGGAACGAACGAGTTTACCTATTCGCGTTTCATGGTGCCGCAGCTGATGGGCCACAAGGGGCATGCCATCTTCATGGACGGCAGCGACATGCTGGTCAGGGACGACATTGCGGAGCTGGATCGACTTTTCGATCCGTCGTTCGCGGTCCAGGTCGTGAAGCATCCGACCTACAAGACACGTCACAAGGTGAAGTACATCGGCACTTCGATGGAGTGCCCGAACACGAACTATGCCCGCAAGAACTGGGCTAGCGCGATGTTGATCAACTGCGAGCATGAGGCGTGGCGATCGGTTCCGGAGGGACTGGACGCGCTGCAGTTGCGATTCATCCCCGACGAACTGATCGGCGACCTTCCGGATACATGGAATCGTCTGGTCGACGAGGGGCACGAGCCGGGTTCGGTCTGTCACTGGACCGCCGGCGTTCCAGCGTTCAAGCACTACGCGACCGCGCCCAACGCCGACCTATGGCATGCGGAGGCAGCGGCGATGATGGCGATGGCGGTCGGTCAGCCACACGCCGAGCGATATGCACACGAGCGCCAGGGAACCAATCCAGGTCCGGGCGATATTAACCATCCCGCATCAGCTCGCGCGGCATGAAAGTCGCAGTCCTCGCCACCGGCCCGAGCATGTCTCAGGCCGTGGCCGACCGTGCGCGCGCGGAATGCGATGCTGTCGTGGCGGTCAACAAGGCTATGGAACTGGCGCCGTGGGCCGATGCCCTTGCGGCTAACGACCACGCCTGGTGGAGGGCTAACCCGCACGCGAAGCAATTCGCCGGCCGCAAGTTCAGCGCCAACAAGATCGATGGCGTCGAGCAGGTAACGCACGAGCTAATCAGCCGCCAGTCGAGCAGTGGCGCGCTTGGCATCTATGCGGCGCATCTTCTCGGCGCGACGGAGATAGAGCTTCACGGCTTCGAGAACCGCGGCGATCACTACTTCGGGAAATACCCGGAACCGCTACGGAACACATCGGCATCTCGGTATAACGTGTTCGAGGATCAATTGGATTCTCTCGGCCAACATCTAAAGAAGGTCGGTGTTCGCGTCACCAACAAGACTCCGGACTCCGCCCTGAAGTGCTTCACCCATGGTTGAGACCGTCCGTGTGGATGGCCTGCGCGAGCTGCAGGACAAGCTCGCTGCGCTAGGCGTCGAGTACGGCACGAAGGCCGCTTACAACCCGGTCCGTAACGCGCTGAACAAGGCCGCTCGCGTCATCCGCGACTCGGCCAAGCAGAAGGTTCGCCGCAAGACGGGAACGCTGGCGGAAAACATCATCGTCACGTCGCGCGGCAAACCTGACCCGCAGGGATACCTCAGCACTAAGGTTACCGTACGGGCGAAGGCGAAGGCCTACAAATCCAGTTCGGCGAATGTCCGCAATGGAAAGATCGGCCTGCACTACCAGCATTACGGCGCGCTGTATTACGCCCGATTCCTAGAGTTTGGCACGGCCAAGATGAAGGCCTTCCCCTTCCTCCGCCCAGCATTCGAAGAGAACAAAGGCGCGCTCCCCGAGATGATAAAGACTGAACTGGCCGCAGCGATCGAGCGCAGCGTCGCGAAGTTTCGCCGATGACCGTCAGGATTGCGCGCGTACAAGAGACGCTTACTGCATCTTCGGCGCTCACAGCGATTGTCGGCGATCGAATCAGCATGGGCATTGCGCCGGAGGACCAGGCGCGGCCGTATGTCGTCTGGTGGGTCGTCTCTGCGGTTCCGGAAAACCTCATCGGCGAACGTCCGTTTGAGGACGATCAGCGGATACAGGTGGACTGCTGGTCTACAAAGCAGAATGAATGCAAGCAGATGATGCAGGCCGCCAACGATGCCTGCGAGACCATCGGCCATGTCGTATTCGGCCCATGGTACGAATACGACGCAGACACGAAATTGCACCGATGGGCCTTCGACCTGGAGGTCTGGAACACAAGATGACGGACACGCCGCCGGGTGAAATCGGCCGCGCTGTTCGATCGGGAGGGCTAGCGCGCGTAATCCCTCCTTCGGTGTACTCGCGATGAAATAGCGGGAAGTCCGACGCGCCCCGGCGATAAGGGGTCCCATTCACGGCAAGGTGAAGGAAATGACGATAGCCGAGTTGATCAAAGCGCTAAATGAAGCTCTGGAGATGCACGGAGATATTCCAGTCGTATCGACCGGGCTCGATGGAGCCGGCTGGCAGGATGTCCAAATGGCAGAGGTGCGTTCAGTAGTTCCATCAGACCATCAAATGGTCTGCGACTATGCCGACGAGGATTGTGCCTCACTAAGGTCAAGCGGGCCGGCATTCAAAGCGTTCGCAATCGACTAATTCATAGCCAACAACCAAGTTTCCAAGGCCAGCCATTGCGCTGGCCTTTTTCATTTCCGGTGGAGCGCTCTGCCGGGAAAGCGACCGTCGTGATGACGGCCGATTCGCAACGCCGTGAGGCGTGGCATCCCATCGATGGAGGATTCAAAAATTAAGACGCAAGGCACCGAACTCTGGTTCGTCTCCGACGCCAGCACCCCCGCAATCGTCAAGGTCGGCTGTCCGACCGGCGTGACCGGCCTCGGCGGAAGCCGCAATCAGATCGACGTCACCTGCCTGGACTCGGCGGAAATGCAGTACGAGCCCGGCATGGCGAACCCGTCAACCGTTTCCGTTCCCATCAACTTCGACCCGCAGAACGTTTCGCACGAAGAACTGCTCGACATGTTCGACAACGGCACGACGGTGCATTGGATCCTCGGCTTCAGCGACGGCACCGCGCCGCCGACGGTCGATGGCTCCGGCACGGTCACCTACCCGTCAACGCGCAGCTACATCGACTGGTTCGGCTACCTCGCTGACTTCCCGTTCGATGCCGCGCTGAACTCGGTCTACAAGACGAACATGACGATCCAGCGCAGCGGCGCGCGCGGCTTCCACAAGAAGGCCTAAGCGCCTCCAACGGCATTCCCGTTCCAACCTTGCAGCCGGCATCGCCGGAAACCGCGTCCCCTTGCCGTGGCGCGGGGCGGTGTCGGCTGCCTCTCATTCAACGGCAGGAGTTAGCACATGTTGGACCTTACCGATTTCATCGGCGAAACCGTCACCAAGCGCGAAGTCACCTTCAAGGGCAAGACGCGCGAGTTTCATTTCCGCGAGTTGAGCTCGGACGAAGCGGAAAGCCTTTTCCTCAACGTCGACTCGGACCCCAAGAAGAACAAGGGCCTTCGCAATCGCATCATCTCCAAGGTCCTCGTGACCGAAAGCGGTGAAGCGGCCTTCACCGAGAAGGAAGCCGGCAAGCTTCCGAACGAGTTGGCGAACCAGCTCAACAGCGTGGCGCTGGAAATCAACGGCGTCGGCAAGAAGGCGGAAGAAGAAGCAAAAAACGACTGACGGATTCGCAATCTTTTTGGTGGGCCCTGTTCATGCGAACGGGGCTGCCGCCAAGGGTCGCAAAGCGAATCCTGACTCATCGGGAATATCTGGAGCTTCGGCTTTGGGTCCAAGGAAACCCGATCGACGACCAGTCCAATCACCACATTCCGATTGCATCCCTGCAGTCGTCCATGGTGAACATGATGGGCAATAAATCGAAGGTCACGGACTTCCTGATTTTCAATCAGGACAAACCGCAGGACATCGAGGCGTTGCTGAAATCCGAGTTCGACTAATAGGGGCGCTTCGGCGCCCCTTCTTATTTCTGGGAAACCCTAATGGCTGATCTGAGTTCGCTAGTCATCCGACTTAGCGCCGATGTCGCGCAGCTTCAGAGCGACATGGGCAAGGCTGTCGGTATTACGCAGCGCGCCTCGGATCAGATGGTGAGCGCGGCAAAAGGAGCTGGCGATCTGCTCAAGGGCGTCGCCGCTGGCTTCATTGCCGCATTCAGCGTTGACAAGATTGCAGAGATTGGCAAGGCGTCCATCGACCTCGGCGACAGCCTGAACAAGATGTCGCAGAAGGTTGGCGTTTCGGTCGAGTCTTTGTCGGCCCTTCGCAATGTTGGCCAGCTCGCCGATGCCAGCTTCGAACAGCTCGGCGCCGGCATGGTCAAGCTGTCGCGCAATGCGGCAGACGCGGCAGAGGGCGGAAAGCAACAGGCCGCTGCGTTCGCGGCTATCGGCGTCTCCGTCAAGGAAGCGAACGGCGCGCTGCGCCCGACGCAGTCGATTCTTGAGGACATCGCCAAGAAGATGGCGGGCTACGAGGACGGCGCATCTAAGACGGCCCTTGCGACGCAGCTATTCGGCAAGGATGGCGCAGAACTGATACCGGTATTGAACCAGCTTGGCGAGGGCGGATTCGACAAGGCGGCCGCAGCGGCGCGCGATTACAACCAGGTCATCGGAAAAGAACAGGCTGCGCAATCGGAGGCTTTCAACGACAACCTTACGCGCCTGTCCATGGCGGCTAGCGGCTTCGCTAATGCGGTCGTCAAGGATCTACTTCCGGGCCTTGTCGCCTACTCGCACGACATGGCGGAGGCGTCCAAGACGAACGAAGGG